GGTTAAAACAGATTACCCCTGATTCAGCAGTATTTTTATACCTGGCTAAACGCGGCATCACAGTCTTACCCGATCATGATTGCTATGAACACCCCAGCCTAGATTATTGGGAGGAGGGCGTTAAAACCGGCAGTTATCCGGCAATGGTATCGGTGTTTAGAACACCAACAGGCGAAGTGTCAACCTATCACATTACTTATGTGACCAAGGAGGGGGAGAAAGCACCCGTACAAATACCCAGAAAGATATTACCCGTTATGCGTCCAATGGTAGGGAGTGCTATTAGATTATTTGAGGCCGAAGAAGTATTAGCCATTACGGAGGGCATAGAAACCGCGTTATCCGTCAGACAAGATCAAAACATACATTGTTGGGCGGCTGGATCAGCGCAAGCAATGGTCAACATCGTTATTCCTGAGACTGTCAAGGTCGTGTGGATTTATGCAGATTCAGACGAGAGTTTTACCGGACAAAAGGCAGCCTATGAATTGGCTAACAGATTGAAGGTAAAAGAGGGCAAAACCGTTCGAGTCGTTACTTTAGTTAATCAAGAAACCGTTGAGGATTATGGGCGTAAATGCGATTACAACGACTATGTGATTATGAAAGCGGCTAATTGACTGAAAATGCAAGTATTAACGGATAGCCTAGAAAGTAAGTTTGGCATACAAGCTAAAGCCATGAGACACAAGGGAAAAGTATTAATGAATGAAGGTAAGTTTCAGGGCGTTAGAGATATGACAGTACCGAAGTCGAGGGTTAGCTGGTGAAAACCTTTGTTATAGACAGTGACCGTAAACACTTCCATGCAATCAAAACAATCAACGATTTACCGACTGACGGATCAATGGAAGTCGTTATACAAAAACACGTCAAGAAACGCACCAGTGGTCAGAACCGTTATCAGTGGAAAGCCATACTCGGTGACATATCCAGACAAGTAAGGATAGACGGTAAAGGCTACACACCTAAAATCTGGCATGAACACTTGAAAGGATTGTTTATGCCTGATGTACCCAGCGAAGAGATTACCCTGCCAGATTATGTGAAGTGGGAAGAAATGCCGGACGGTACGCTCAAGATGGTCGGTAGCACAACGAAATTAACGACTAAGGGCATGAGTATCTATTTTGAAAAACTCTATGCCTATGCGGTGACTGAGTTGGACGTGAGATTTACGAGTAACTTATGAGTAAATTACGAGTAACTTATGAGTAAATTACGAGTAACTTATGAGTAAATTACGAGAAAGCGCACGCGGTCAAGACTGCTTAGTTAGATTGCCGGGTGTTTGTAATCGCAATCCTGAAACAGTGGTATTGGCTCATTTAGGCGGTGGCGGCATGGCATTGAAGAAGCATGACTTATTCGGTGCATTTTGCTGTAGCAGCTGCCATGACGAAGTAGATAGGCGCACTTTGGTATTCGAAAAAGATTATACAGAACTGGCGCACCGTCAGGGTGTTGAGAGAACGCAGAACTATTGGATAGAGAATGGCATGGTAACAACACGATGAATTTACACCTACCTTGGCCTCCAAAAGAACTATCACCCAACGCTCGCGTACATTGGGCGAAGAAAAGCAAAGCAGCAAAAGGTTATCGTTTGCAATGTTGCTTGATGACAAAAGCCGCGAAGGTTGTTGTGCCAGAAACAGAAGGCAGATTACATCTGTGGATAACATTCTATCCACCGGACAAAAGACAAAGGGATGACGACAACATGATAGCGAGTTTTAAAAGTGGTCGTGACGGCATAGCAGATGCGCTTGGGATTAATGATTGTCGATTCATCACGCACCCATTTGTTAGTGATGACATTGGTAATTTTATCAAAGTATCAATAACAGGTGGACCGGATGATTGAGTGGTTTTATCTACCGTTTTACGCAACTGTTCTACTCGCGCTATATGTGATTTATACACACTACTGGGGATGTTAATAATGCTACCGGCTAAAAAAGAGAAAGAAACGATTGCTTGGTCCACTGACTCAGAAATTGAGTACATCAATCAGATAGGCACATTTAGACCTGACAACAAAGATCGCATTACATTTCTTAGGGGTTACATTGCCGCGATACCAAATAGGGTTAAGTGGGCGGGTATGGATAAGATGAGGATAGTTAAACATGCTGGGACATTACTGCAAGAGAACTTAGAAAGGGAGTTGTGTTGATTACTTACTGGCAGCTACTGGTCATCGATCAGCACAAGAGCAATTCAGAAGCAAGACGTACAGCGTATAAGGAGATTATATGACGATTGAAGCAACGCTAGAAGAAAGAGGTAGCCGTTATGGTGCATTTACAGAACATGCGCGTATCACCCAAAACATCAAACGCGCAATGGCTGACAGTCCCAACTGGGATACTTTAAAAGACGATCAACGAGAGTGTTTAGAGATGGTGGCGCATAAGGTGGGCAGAATACTCAATGGAGATCCTGATTACCATGATTCATGGCACGACGTAAACGGATATGTAAAGTTGGTTGCTGATCTGCTAATACCAGAGAAGTTACTTTTATGATTGAATGGCCGATGATTAATTTTAGCCCCATTAATCTGCTCAACGTACCAAAGCGTTTTATGAAATGTAAGCATGATAGCTGGATGATGTTGTATAGCATGAATCAGCAATGGTGCTATGGAAAGAACTGTAACGAAAAGCGTTATATCAACAACGGTATAAAAATAGAACATCAGAGGTAAAGGAATGGACATGGAACTGCTTACGGGATTGGTTGCAATCTGTATTGGAATTATCGGGGTAACTATGTGCCTTGTTAAGTATGCGCTGATAAAGATAGGTGAATTATTAGATTCAGATGATGACGAGGGTTATTTTTAAAGCTCATTCAAAGTTGAAAATATTGCAAAAACACAAGATATGGTATAATGAAGCCAAAATTACCACTACCTATAGTGTTATATGGATAAATTGATAGCTCAACTAAAACGGCACGAGGGATTTCGTAATCGGGTTTATCTTTGCAGCGCTGGCAAGGAGACAATAGGCTACGGTTACAACCTAAAAGCTAACCCACTTCACTTAAGTAGCTTAGAGATTGCCCAAGCTCACACAAAGGGCGTGAACGAAGTTGAAGCCGAAAGGATACTGAAGCTAATGGTATCTAAATGCGTCGATCAACTCGAAGAAGCCATACCTTTCATTAATAAACTCGACACGGTACGCCAAGACATATTAATCAATATGTGTTTCAACATGGGCTTAGTGGGTTTACTCAAATTCAAGAAAGCATTATTGCTCGTTAAAGCCGGTGACTATACGAAAGCCTCCATTGAAATGCTTGATTCAAAGTGGGCTAAGGATGTCGGCAATCGGGCGTTAGAACTATCCACACAGATGAAAAATGGAGTTTACGCATGAGTGATGCAGACATATTAATGCCGATAGTGGGCGGACTAATGAGCGTACTAATTATCGTCATTGGTTGGATGGGTAACAAGCTCCACGAACGTCTAGGCGAAATAAATGAAACACTAGCCACGATAGATAGAGACTTACGTCATGAGTTATCAAGACTCGATAATCGACTCACGGTTGTTGAGACAAAGATTAGTAAGTAAATGGCAGCAAAGCCAATTAATGAAAGCATCATTAAAAGCATTATTGCCGATTGGCGAACAGGTGCTTATAGTCAACGAGACCTTGCAAAAAAATACACTGTTAGCGCTGGAAAAGTTGCCGAACTAACCAAAGGTATTGCTAAAGACGCAAAAGCCATTGTGAGCGCTGGAGTTGAGTATAAGCAAGGGTTAGCGCCCCATGATGAGCGCATGGTGAGCGCCATAAATACTGTTGTTGATGAACGCACCAAGCATATTCAATTCTTTACCAGTGCAGCCATTAAGAATGTGTCAGAAGCGATGGAAATGCGTTGTGATGACCAAAGCGATCATAAGTCTAGGGCTGATACTATCCTCAAAGGGAAGGAGGCGGTATTAGGTAAGGAAGCAACAATGGTTATCAATAACACCAATGCACAGCAGCCGATCTTCATGACGCGCGTTATATGACTATTGACTTAACAGCGCCACAAGATGCCTTTATCTATTGTGAGGATAAACACCCCGCCATTGTGGGTGGTCTTGGTTCGGGTAAATCAAAAGCGGGAACACTGAGACTTATCAGGTTATTGCTTGCTGATCCCGGTGCAAACGGTGCTTATTACATGCCGGTTTATGATTTGCTGACACTTCGGGCTATACCTGGCATCGAGGAGGACTTGGAGCAACTAGGGCTTGAGTATAGAACCAATAAATCCAGCTACACCATCGACATTATCGGCTATGGCACGATTATATTCAGGTCATACGATAGGCCGGAACGAATCATTGCTTATGAGGTGGCCCATTCTATTTGTGACGAATTGGACACACTGCCCAAGGACAAAGCCGCTTTAGTTTGGCGAAAAATATCCGAACGAAATAGACAGAACCGAGAACATAAAAACACACTGGGCTTAGTCACTACGCCTGACCAAGGTGTTAATGGTTTCGTTTATGAGAAGTGGGTAAAGAAGCAACAAGACGGCTATACATTATTCAAAGCCTCGACTTATTCCAATCCATTCTTGCCAGAAGATTATGCCGAGCAAATACTAGCTAACTACGATCCGATATTGGCGCAACTGTATCTTGAAGGCGAATTTGTCTCGCTCAACCAAAACAAGGTTTATCACTTTTTCGATAGGACTAAACACCATGTTGCTAGACTTCTTACGGTTAATGATAGCGTTATTCATATCGGCCTTGATTTCAATATCGGTGGCTGTTGTGCTGTAGTTTTCGTCATTGAAAACAATAACCCGATAGCAGTCGATGAGTTTGTCAGTCATGACACACAGGATTTCATCAACAACCTAACCCGTTATGCTGGTAAGACTTGCGTTATTTATCCAGATGCTAGTGGTAAGGCCAACAAAACAAACTCAAGTCAGTCAGATATAAGCATGATCGCCCAAGCGGGTTATCAATTACAGTACAAGCCCAGCAATCCAGCGGTGAGAGACAGGATTAACGCCTATAACGGGCTATTAAGCCACGACAGGTTGCTAATCAATACCGACACTTGCCCAAACTTAACCAACGCTTTAGAAACTCAAGGTTATGACGATAAAGGCGATCCAGAAAAATGGAGTAATCATCCTGCGATTGACGACTGGACAGATTGCTCCGGTTATTTTATCGCCTACAAATACCCAGTTATTCGGGTTATGCAAACAGCACAAATACTAGGACTCTAATAATGAACGGTGATACAGCTAAAAATATCAGTAAAAGACACCCCGACAGCGGAGAAATGTTAGCTATCTGGGAGAAATGCGAGGACGTAAGAGAGGGGCAGACAGCGGTGCATGAAGCGGGGAATGTTTATCTTCCCGTGCTATCAGGGCAAAGTAATTCGGAATACCAAGCCTACAAAAGGCGCGCGGTATTTTATGGGGCAATGAGCCGAACGGTTGATGCGTTTACAGGCATGATTATGAGAGTGCCGCCAACCGTTGATAATCCCTCATCTTATTTGGACGATGTGACAGGGCATGATTGCAGTCTTGCAGAGTTCGCAGGGGAAGTGCTGGAAGAAGTCTTGGTTACAGGCTTTGGCGGTATCTTGGTCGAACATTCACCTCTCGCTCAAGCGGTCACACTGGCACAGGCTCAGGCACTAGGGGCAAGACCCTATTTGGCATTATTCGATGCCGACTCGGTGATTAACTGGCGCAAAGACGGCAAGCGACTGACTCAGTTAATACTAGAGGAGGAAGAATACGTTGCTACCTCGGAATTTGAGGGTGACGAACAATGCTTTTATCGTGTCTTAGACTTAGACGACATGGGCAACTACAGGCAACGTAAGTTTATCGAAAAGGATAAATACTTTATCCAAGTCGGTGATGATATTTATCCGCAAATGAACGGCAAATCATTAAAGGAAATACCGTTTTACTTTTTAGGCGATGCCGATGAATTACCCTTGCTGATCGACCTAGTTGATTTGAATATCTCGCACTACATGACCACAGCAGACCTAGAAAACGGTTGTCATTATACGGGCATACCTCAACCTTGGCTGGCTGGTGTTCAGTTGCCAGATGGCGTTACTTTGTCAGTCGGTGGAGTCAATGCGTGGGTGTTTCCAGACCCAGCAGCAAAGGCGCAGTATCTTGAGTTTAGCGGACAGGGTTTAGGCGCATTAGAAAAGCGGCTGGAGTTGAAAGAGAAGCAAATGGCAGCGTTAGGCGCAAAGATGCTGAGTGATTCAGTCACAGCAGAAACGGCAACAGGGGCAAGCTTACGCAGTACGGGCGAGTTTAGCGTATTAGCTCAACTATCTGACAGAGTGGGTAAGGTATTATCAAGGGCTTGTTCATTTATGCACCAATGGGCAGGATTGCCAGAGGTTGCTATTAAGCTTAATACTGATTATCTACCGGCTAAGATTACACCGCAAGAACTGCAAGCACTCGTTGCAGCATGGCAAGCAGGAGGCATATCTTCAATGACGCTATTTAATAACCTACAACAGGGCGAATTAATAGCGGCAGAAGTGACGTTTGAGGACGAACAAGCACAAATAGCCGAACAAACGCCTGTATTAGTTGCTCCGGTTGTACCAAGTGCCGCTAAATAAGGTTCTATTCGATTCAACGGTTGAGCTTCATCTCGATATGGAGCGTGTAGCGATACAGTCACGGGCTATTATCGTCAAGCTATTAGAGAATCTTGAGAAAGAACTCATTGCAAAAGTAGCCAATGGCGTAACCGATTGGAGCAAGGCGCGGATTGATAAGCAGCTCAAGGAAGCCAGTACCGTCATCAAGCAATATTATGATGAAGCGGCAGGCATAGCCAAAGACACGACAACCAGCGTGGCGCAAGTATCAGCAAGTGCAACCACTGACTCGTTATTAATGGCGGTAGGCAATCAAGTTGCAATGGCGGCTATACCGACTGCCTCATACCTTGAAACATTAGCCGGTAACACAATAATCCAAGGGGCTGTGCAATCTGCATGGTGGAGTCGTCAATCAGAAGATACCGCGTTTAAATTCCAGTCGGCCGTTCGTCAAGGTTTAGTCGGTGCTGAGACTACGCCACAAATCGTTAAGCGTGTGCGGGGTGTGCTGGACATATCCAAGCGCAATGCGGAAACGCTGGTGCATACTTCGGTTCAGTCGGTAGCCAATACCACACGCGAAAAGATATTTGAGGATAACAATGACGTTATGTCGGGCAAGGAATGGTCGGCAGCATTAGATCGTAGAACATGCCCAACATGTGGAGCATTAGACGGTAAGCGCTGGACGACTGACGGTAAGAAAATTAACCATAGCATGGTTTATCAAATACCACCCAAGCATTTTAAATGCCGATGCTCGATGATTCCGGTGCTGAAAACTTGGCGTGAGCTAGGTATTAACATGGATGAGTTATCTGATAACACCAGGGCAAGCATGGAGGGGCAAGTAACTGACAAGACTTTCGAGGACTGGCTCAAGCGCAAGACTGAAACAGATCCGACGTTCGCTGATCGTACTCTTGGCAAGGGTAGGGCTGAGTTATGGCGCAATGGCAAAATAACAATGGATCAGATGATAAGCGGTGGAAAGCCGTTGTCGTTGGCGGAGTTGAACGCGAAGTATGTGGGAACAAACTTTAGCGAGGCATCTTCAAGTGCTAAACAATATGTATTAAAGAATGGTAGGATTGAGCAAGCAAACTCTATTGAATTTATGCGCGCTTATGACAAAAATGGAAATACTATTTTAGAAAAAAGAGGAGAGGCAAGCTCAGTAAATTTTAGTCAAACAGAAGTTGATGCAATGATAAAAGCTGATGGTGTAGTATTAGCACATAATCATCCAAGTGGACGCTCTCTATCTGATGCTGATTTTATAATGGCTAATAAAGTAAATGGCGAAATTGTTGCACATGGCCATAATGGAATTGATTATTATGGTAGTGTTAATGATTTAAAGGTTTATAATCGATTTAAAAATTTAGCTGAGCTAGGGGTTAGAAATAGATTTCAAAACCTCATTGACATAACGGATTATAACGATCAATTACCTATAATAAAGATGGCTGAAAAATACCATAATCATGCTGTAAATTCTGCGCTTTCAAGCACTGGAGCCATAAATTACAGAGTTGAAAACATGACTAATGTGCCAAAGCAAATGACTGATATGTTAGATGAAATAATAAAAGACTATAGCAAATATAAAAAATGACCTACACATTAATAGATTCGCCAATAACTCCATATTCTTCGATGCAAAAAATAGAAGAATGGATAGTTGAGCTTAACAAAAAAGAACAAAATGAACAGGTAATAAATGCTATAAAAGAAGCAAATGATTTGCTTGATTACGCTAAAGAGCAAAAATTAAAAATAAATCAAGGCGCTTTATCATGACAACCATTACATTTGACACCTTTAGGCGACAAAAAACAAGCAGCCTAAATAACCCCGCTTTACCCAACACCAAAGCCAGCTTAACCGCTGGTTTTTTTATGCCTATCTATATCTAATAAAGTGATATTAAAACAGAATATATTGCAATAATTGAATATATGGTATAATGAAGCCAAATCGTTAGGCGATTCACGGGCTAAGCCTTTCACATTCCACACATCCCAAGGGGAAGCAATGGAAATTACACCAGAGATTCAAGCGGCTATTGATGCAGCAGTTGAGGCAGCAACAGGTGGTTTAAAGACGAAGAACCAAGAACTTCTTGATAAAAACAAGAAGCTTATGAAGGGTCAAGAGATTGATCCGCAAACGGTAGTCGATCTTGAAGCACAAGTTGATAAATTACAGGCTGAGTTAGTTACAAGTCAGAGGTCGGCAAAAGAAACAGGTAAAAGCCTGGAGACTTTGCAGACACAGTTAAAAGCAGAAACTGGGTTCACTCAGAAACTTTTAATCGACAACGGCTTAACGGATGAACTGGTTAAAAATGGCGTAGCACCACAGTTTCTGGCAGCTACAAAAGCCATGTTTGCAGGACAAGCACAGATCGTAGCGGAGGGTGATACACGGACAGCCAAAATAGGCGATAAGTCAGTATCAGACTTTGTGAAAGAGTGGGCAGCCTCGGACGATGGTAAACATTTTGTAAAAGCGCCAGAGAATAGTGGCGGTGGGTCGCAAGGTAGCGGCAACGGAACAACGAATCAAATACCGTTAACCTCAACGCAAAAGATAGCAGCGGGGTTGGCTAAACAAACTTAAAACTTAGGAATCACAATGGCAACTCAAACACTCGCAGAAGCAGCAAAGTTAATCAACAACCAAATCGTTCAAGGCGTAGCTGAGGACATTATCACCACTAACCCTATGTGGGCTGCAATGCCTTGGACAGGTTACGAGGGTCAAGCGATTCTTGTCAACCGTGAAAACGCTTTGGGTGATGCTCAGCATTTAGCCGTTGGTAGTGCTATCACAGCAAAAGCCGCTGCAACATTTACGCAAATCACTTTCTCGGCAACTACCACTATTGGTGATGCTGAAATAAATGGTTTGGTTGCCGCTCAATCTTCGGGTGCGGGTGTTGACCAGTTAGCTATTGAAATTTCATCTAAAGCTAAATCAGTGGGTCGTTTATTGCAAACTGGTATTGCTTCAGGAACAGGCGTATCGCCACAACTGAACTCATTGCACACTTTATGCGATGCGGCTCAATATACAACTGCTTCAGCGGGTCAAGCGATCAGTTTGGTATTGATGGATCAACTTTTAGACCTAGTTAAATCTAAAGATGGTCAAGTCGATTGGATAATGATGCCTGCTCGTACTTTACGCAACTATAAAGCGTTAGTTCGTACATTGGGTGGTGTTACTGAAACAATGGCTTACACCATGCCAAACGGCACAACTCGTAACGTGTCTGTCTATGAAGGCATCCCGATCTTTCAAAATGATTACCTATCAGTTGCGGAAACTGCTAACGGTGCTTTGCTTACAACTGGCGCTTTGGCTTCAGTATTCGCTGGTTGCTGGGATGATGGTTCAAACAAAGTAGGTGTGTCAATGATTCATCCAATCGCTGTGCCAGCTGGTATTGCAATCGAAACAGTGGGCGTGGCTGAGACTAAAGACGAGATCATCACTCGTGTTAAATCTTACTCAAACTTTGCACTGTTTAACAGAAAAGGCATGGCAAGACTGACAAGTATCAACAACTAATTAGTTGGTTAAACGGTGCGTCTTTTCACAAGGGCGCACTCCTTAAAATAACTAATTTAGGAATTTAAATGGCAGCTTACGTTAAATATACAGCAGCAGTTGAATCGTTAGTCGAGGGCAGTAACTCAGGCACAGACGCTTGGAAAGTAGCTCTGGCCTTAACCACCAACATCGCAGATACAACCTTTGTTGCAGGCACAACCGATCTAGCCACAGCTAACGGTTACACGGCAGGCGGCAATGCTTGCACCACAACAACAAGCGCACAAGCAGCAGGCAATTATAAGCTAGTCCTAGGCAATCCGGCCACTTGGACGGCTTCGGGCGCTGGCTTCACGTTTCGTTATGCCGTACTTTATAACTCAACTACAGGTATCCCGTTCGGCTTCTGGGATTACGGCAGCAACGTCGTTATGAATG